TCATGCAGAGGCAGGTTTCGATAACACGCGAAGATGCCCGCTGCCGATCAGGAAATTGCGATAGGACCTGATCGCAACGTCCCACACCGCACGCATCACGCTCGGGCCCGAGTCGATGATCCGGCCTTGCATGTCAATCACCGCGAGCGTTGCCGGTTCCCCGTCCGGCGTCGTGATGCTCAACCCCTGAAAGCTGAGCGCGCTGATCGTGCTGGTGATTGGCGCAATGACCTGGACGTCGTCAGTGCGGGCGATCTCGGTCGGTGGCTTCTTCTTTGTCACGCTGTGGCTCCCGGAAATTCATCGTGTGTATGGCCATCGAGCAGACGGCCGGCGGCGCGCTTGCCTGCGCGGTGAACCATCGACCAGCCGTCGCCGCTTGCCGCGCCGGTCGGGTAATCCTCGACGCGGTGGCCGCCTGGCACGATGCGGCCGTCGCGCGCAATCGCTGCCGTCTCGAATCGGCCTGCGCCGAAATCCCCCGATCCGGGCGCCCATTCGCCGTGCTGCTTGAAGTTGAACGCCACGCCGGCGGCCGCGCACTGATCGCGCAGCGAGCGAGCCCAATCCGGATGCATCGGTCGCGCGCCGGGCCCGCTTTCGCCGCCGACTATCACCCAGTCGAGCATTGCCGGCGCCTGCAGCTCGTGAGGCTCGCCCCAGGGGCCGATCCAGTCGTAGAGGTCGACCGGCCCGAGAAGCGGCTCCATCGACAGGAAGCGCACGCGCGCGGGCACCTCAAGCAGTTTCGGGATGTCGCGGTCGGCCTCGGCCTGGTTGACGATCGTCGCGCCGAGCCAGACGTTCGGCCACGGCCATGGTGGCGGGGCCGACAGGCCCGGCTGTTGCAGCAGCCCGTCGACAATCATGTCGCTGGCGGTGCCGATCCGCTTCGTCAGCAACAGCCAGTCGAGATTCGGCGTGCTCGCAATCAGCGTGAACAGGTCGCGGCGCCACGCCGGGTCGACGGCGTTGTCGAACACGTCGGCGAGCGACGAGCAGAACACGCGCTGCCGGCGGCCGTGCTGCGCGTAGAACATGCCCGCGGTGCGATTCCACGCGAGTGGTTTCCGCCAGTTCGCCGGCGACGTGCGGCGGCGTGGCGCGCCTGGCCCCCAGTTGACGGCCGTGCCGCCGGAGAAGCGCGCGTTGCGTGTCTCCGCATAGCAGTGGTCGCAGCCCGGCCCGACCTTCTGGCAGCCTTCCCACGGGTTGAAGGTATGGTCCGTCCATTCGATCTTGCTGTTCTCGCTCATCGCGTCCTCGCTGCCATGCAAAGCTCTGCGCGGGTCCGCATCTCCCGGTCGTATCCGGTGAGCGTGGATTTCCAGTTGCGCGCGTACTGCGGGCCGGCGATCGTCGTGCCGATCGCTCGCGGGTCGGCCTCCGCGCCGGTCGGCAGCGTGTAACCGGGGCTGATCCGCGAACCGTGCCTGCGAATGCCGCGCTTCAGCCGACCGTTCGCAACGAGCTCTTCGAGTGTCGGTTTCAGCTCAGTGGCGCGCTGCTTGAACTTCGCTGCTACGGCCGTCGCTTCATAGACTTTGCCGGGCTGGAAGGTCGCGAGGATTTCGTCGTGGTTGGGGCGGTGAGCGCTCATGCGGCACCTCCTGCGCCCATCTCATCGATCGCGGCGTCCGCAATCTCACCGGCGCCGTCCGCCGGCGCTGCGGCGGGCTGCTCGACAGGGGACGCGGCGAGGAGGGCGCGTACGAGCGCGGCACTCCATTGCTCGAACGTCGGGCAGCCGGTAATGCTCGCTGCCGCAGTGACGTACATGGCGGCCGCCTGCTCATCCGTCAGCGCATCAGCGCGACTCTTTTCGCCTTCGAATTTCGAACTCGTCTGATTGCGTCCCGTGTCAGGCAGCAGAACAATGCTCACCGCGGCCATCCCTGCCTCGTGGGCCGCGGAAGCTACTGCCCTGCGCCCGTTACCGGGAGCAGGGCTTTTTTCTGCGTCGGCTTGCGCGGGCGGCTGCGGGGTGGTGGGGCCGCGAGGCGCTTCCACCCGCTCGCTCGTCGTCGCTGCTGCGGGGTGCTCGACACGGGATGCGCGCGCGAACAGTTCCTCCGATTCGAACTTGACGCCGCGCGCGGCCAGAGTGCCAACGAATTGCGGGTCGGTGGCGAACTGGCGGGATTCGTCGCTGAACGTCAGAAGCCAGCCGCGGCGCACGAGCGGCGCCGCGTGCGGTGCGGCGTACAGCGTCGGCAGCGCATCGAGCCACGCCTGCACCTCTCCGCCCGACCACATCTTGCGCAGCATCGCCGGGAATTGCAGCAGGAACGGCTCTGCTGGCGTCGCGCCGGCGATCTGCGCCGCGCCGATGGCTGAACGCAGACGAGTCTCCGTGCCGTTGCCTTTGGGTTTGAGTCGGGCGATGACGTCGGCCGCTTCCCCGGCGGCGCGCAGCAGGCCGCCCATCGCGAGTAGCTGCGCGCGCAGCCATTCGTCGACCTGCTCGCCGCGCGGGCAACCGAACTGCAGGCAGACGGCATGGGCGGCGTCGAGTGCCTTGCGCGTGGCGTCGTACACCCATCCTGATACCTGGCGCTCCGGATCGACTGGCAGCGACTCGCGGTGCGCGTCGACGGCGAGCTGGTAGCGCGCGAGGATCTCGCGCGCGCCAGTCGCGTTCACACCGTGCAGGAAGCTGCGCAGGCCCGTCTCGCGCGCGATGTCGAGCAGTGTCTGCGCGTCGATCGGCGCGCGCGCGCTATCCGGGGTGTTGTTGGTGGTCGTGTCGGTCATGATGCCTCCCGTGCGTTGCAGATTTCGACGACGCGGTTGCACGTCGCGACGTCAAACCATCCGATATGGCATTCCTCGACGTTCTCGATGCCGAGTTGCGCGGCGAGCCATGCGTACGCGTCGGTGCGCGTCATGCCGCCGGAATCCCAGGTCGGGTTGAATGCCGCTTTCGCGCGCTTGCGCGCCTCGCGCGTGGGCGCGTCGGCCAGCGTGCCGAGCGGAATACTCGTGAACGGGTGCATGCCGACGTACGCGCGGCAGGTGCGGCACAGGAAGGCCCACGGCCACTCGCCATACTCGCGGCCGTAAATCTCGGCGTTGCTCACCATCTCGACCGGGCCGCCGTCGTATCGGCACGTCGTCGGTGGCGGCAGGGGATTTTTCACGCGCGCGGTCGCGCGGCGCGAGGGGTTCCACGGAGTTTTCTTTTCTTTCATGTTCGATCCAAAAGGGCGGGCGCTGCGCGATCCGAGGTGCGGATCGTGCGCCGCGGCGCCGTTATCGAGGCACCCATTCCGTGCCGCGCACGATCCGTCCGACCGGTTCGAGCACAAGCACCTCGGATTCCTTCTCGCTGCGCACGAGTGCGCGGCCGCGCCGCTGCGCCTTGTCGAGCGAGTCGTGGCGTTGCGGCTTGCTGTTCCGGCCGACCGTGACGAACAGCGGCGCGCGCGTGCCGATCGGGCCGAGCGTCAGCTCGTCGATGCGCGCCTCGAGCGACGCGGCGTTCGCGCGCCAGGTGTCCGCCGTGTGGCGCAGGTTGTCGTTTTCTGCGGTCAGCCGCTCGACCTCCGCGCGCAGCTCGCGAACGATGATCTCGGCGGCCGGCGGTGCGGCTGGCGGCGTGTCCGCGATAGGTGCAACTGGAGCAAGCGACGCTTCGTTTGCGGCGGTGCGCGCCGGCGGGGTGCCGCGCGCGAGCCAGTACACGTATTCGTTGCCGCCGCCGGCGCGCTTCTCGCGCTCGACCGCGCCATCGGCGTACATCCTGTTGATTGCCTTCACGACGTCGAGGTGCGGGAGGCCGGTCTCGCTGGCGATCACTTTCGCGGTGGCTTCCTTGACGGAGGCGAGGAAGCGTTCGATATCGTCCGTCATGCGGTCTCCACGTCGGCGGGATCGGCGCGGTAGTCGAAGCGCTTCGTCGCGCAGAGCGAGAGCAGGGCGTCGACGTCGAAGTGCGGGCCGTAGACCGCCGCGCCGCGGTAGCGGAAGTGCTCGCGTGCGCGATGCTCCATCGACGTGAGGCAGCACTTGAACGCGGTCTGCACGAACTCGCTTTTCGTCATGTGCAGGGACAGTTGCCACTTCCGCGTGCTCTGCGCTTCCGGCGCGCCGGTCACGACGTCGGGCTCGACATACGACGCCTGCAGGTAGGGCGAGCCGCCGCGCACCGGTTGCACGACGAGGAACGTGTAGTCGAGGAATCGGATATCGCGCAGCAGCTCGCGCATTTCTTCAATCTTCATGGGGTTATCCTGAAAAAGCGGGCGCTCGTACTGGCCGCCCCAAATACGCCGCTCCGAGGCACAAATCGAAGGTGGAGCGGCGCTGCTACATTCAAAAAAAAGCGGGCGCGCGTGCAGGCCGCCCTCCAAAGCCGCCGTGCCCTGTGCCCGGCGGCGACCAGCTCATGCCGGCGCCGCGGCCGGCGCGTGCGCGCACACGGGCACGACGCGGTGGTTTTCGATCCAGAACGCCTCGATGCTTTCCGGCAGCGCCTTGGGCGGTGCCTTCAGGCTCATGAAGACGAGAGCCGTGTCGATCTGGTCGGTGAACGCGAGGTCGTCGAGCCAGTACAGCAGGCGGTCGCGCTCGTCCGCGATCAGCAGGTCGGCGCGATCGAGGACAAGCAGCCGCAAGCCGGACAGCAGCGTGATCGCGGCCGCGAGGTGCGCGTCAGCGCGCCAGCGCTCCGATTCCGACAGGAGGCCGTAGGGGCGGCCGCCCGCGAGGATGGACATGTCAGACTGCAGCAGCACGTCTGCCCATTCGCTCATCGCGGCGAGATCCGCGAGCCTCTCGTTCATCGGGCCAAGGGCCTCGTTCAGCAGCTCTGCGGGGATGCCGTCAGGCCCGAGCGCTTCTGCGATGCGGTCCCATTCCGTCACGTCGGCGTGGTGCGCCTGCGCCGCTTTCTGTACCTCGGCAGATGCCGTTGCGCGCCGCTGGCGCTCGCGCGCTGCCGCGACGTCGGCGGCAACCTTTCCGCGCCGCTCGGACAGCTCGGCCAGGCGCGCGCGCATCTCGTCGATCTCGGTCGACGAAACGAAATCGAACTGCTCAGCCTCAAGCAGCTTGAGCTGCTTCGCTGCCGCGTCGGTGGCGTCGAGATCCGCGCGGCGGTTCCCGGCGGCGCGCTGGAGCATCGCGAGGCTTGCCTCGTACTCGGGCAGCTTCGCGCGGGCGTCCTCATCGATCGCGGCGCCACCGGCAGCCGACAGCACGCCGTGCAGGTAGCGCAGCAGCGCGCCGCACTCGGGGCATGTGCATTCGACACCGGCCGGCGCAGCGCCGGCGCTCGCGCGTAGCGCTTCGACCTTCGGCAGGAATTCCTTCAGCTGCGCCTCGGCGTGCTCGAGCGACGCAGAGCGCTTCGCATACTGCGACGCGGCCGCGCGCAGCTCGGCAATCTTCGATGCGCGCGCGTTGGCGGCCGTGCGGCTCGCTTCCGCCGCGCCGATCAGCTCGCGCACGTCGCCGATTTCGCCGTCAATTGAGGCGAGGTCGCTTTCGAGCTTGTTCGTCGCGGCCTCGTCGAATTCGACCGGCTCGGGCCGCCACGTCGCCGCCTTCTGGCTGCCGTAGGTTTCGCCCGTGACCGCTTTCCACGCGGCGCGCGCGGCCTTCGTGCGTTCGACCGCCTCCTTCTGCGCGGCGTCGAAACCGGCGCGCAGCAACGGGGTGATCGCCTGCAGACGCGCGGCGGCGCCGGCTGGCAGCGCCGCGTCGTAACCGAGCCGCGACACGAGCCGTTTGCGCATCTCGTCGGGGCCGATCTTCACGCCCATCAGGTCGTACAGGAACGTGCGGCGCTCCGCCGGCGTGAGGCGCGCGAAGCGCTGCGCGTCGAGAACCAGCGCCATACGCGGGTCGTCCGGCAGTCCGCGCGCGAGCTTGCCGGCGGGCAGGGTGATGGAGTTGTGTATGTCGCCGGCGGCGACCGTGATCTGCCCGCCGGTCGCGCCGGTGTTCAGCAGCGCGTCGTAGTCCTTCTTCCGCTCGACGCGCGTCCCGTCGCCGGTCAGCGCCAGGCGCACGGCTTCTTCCATGCTGCTCTTGCCGGCGCCGTTTGCGCCGCCGAACAGCGCGACAGGCTTGTCGAGCACAACGTCTGCCTCGCGGATGCCGAGGAAGTTACGCACGAGGATCTCGGTGATCTTCATGCCGCGTCTCCCTCGGTGCCCGCCGACTTCAGCACCGTGCGCTGACCCTTGTCGTCCGGCGCGCTGATCACGCCGCGCGCTTCGAGCGCTTCGACCAGCTGCGCCGCGCGGTTGTGGCCGATCCGGAAATGGCGCTGGATGAGGGAAACCGAAACGCGCTGCTTCGCGATCACGAACTTCTCGACTTCCTCGATCAGCGGGTCATCGGCAGACTGCTCGTCGTGCCACGACTTCCAGCCCTTGACCCACGCGATACACAGTTCGCCGCCCATGATCGGGCACTCGCTTTCCGGCTTTCCTTCCTCGGCTGCGCGGCGGCCGGCCTCGTGTTGCTCGTCGAGCTGCGCCTGCGTCGGCCCGTCGCCGAGCTTCGGCACTTCCCTGAATTCCGCGTCGACGACGTCGCCGTCGCCATCGCCGGGGGCGCGCTGCTCGCCCATGCCGTCGCCGTCCGCGTCGGTGTATTCGCGGCCGAGGTCGAGGCCACGCTGATCCGATTCGCCGCGCACCTCGTCCATGCCTTCCGTGTGTTCAGCCGGATTCGCCACGACGACGAGGACGGTCTTGCCGCTGGCCTCGTACAGCTCGTGCAGGTTCGGTGCGGCGCCGCTGAATTTCACGACGGCCTTGACGCCGTCCTTGATCGTGATCTGGTCGAGGTCGCCCTGCACGACGATGCGGCCGTCGCTCGCGATCAGGTGCACAGCCATCTTCACGAGGTTGTCGACGCGCTTGCGCAGACGGTCGATCACGTCGTTCTGCTTCTTCTCGGACAGCTTCACCCAGATATCGGGCAGCATCTTCAGCTCGAGGACGATAGCCGACAGCAGGTCGCGTCCGATCGTGCCTGCGGTCATGTTGAGGACGCCCTTCGCGTCGTTGTTCTCGGTCATGGTCGAATCCTGATGATGGTGGGTGGGTTACTCGGCGCCGATCGGTGCGCGCGGGCGGCGCGGCGCGCCGGCGCGCTGCTGTTGCTGGCGCTGCGGCTGCTCGTCGGCGGCCGCGGCGATGGCGCGCATACGCGCCGAGGCGGCCGCGTTCAATTCGGCCTTGGTGGCTTCGTCAGATACGCCGGAGATCGCGCTGCGCGCGAGGTCGAGATCCTCGGGGGTAGTGGCAGACGCGATGTCCTCGCGAATGCCTTGAACGAGGCCGGACTCGTTGAACTGGAAGCCGTCCTGCAGGTGACCGTCCTCGGGCCCGCCTTGGCCTGTGTCGTCGTCGTGCGACGGCTGCGCGTCGGCAGCCGCCGGTTCGTCGCCAGTCGAAGCGGCTGGTTCTGCCGCCGCGGTGCGCGGCACCTCGTCGGCGGGCTGCGCGCGGCCGGCGCGCATTTCGTCAAGGGTCGTGCGGTTGACCGAATAGGAGCCGTCCGGATTGATATCGACGATGTCGGCGGCTTCCTCGACGGTCGTGAGGCCCATCAGCAGCTCGGGCGCGTACAGCTTCCCGAAGAACGACGCGGTGCGATAGCGCAGCATCACCTCGGGCATGGTCTGCCACTTGCTGCCGTTCTTCGTGTACCAGCCTTCCTTGACGGCCAGCTCGATCGACACGGGTGGCGATTCCAGGCGCGTGTCGCTCCCGCGTTCGAGCGCCCACGCAATGCAGACCAGGTCGTCGATGTCGACGTCTTGCCGGCGCTCTTCGCGGACGCGGCGGCCGTTGGGGCCGTCCTTCCATTCGAAGGACGTGTACGGAACCTTCTTGCGGCCGAGCGGCGTGATTTCGAAGCGCAGAGGGGAGAAGCGGCCGCAGCCGTTGATCGCAGCGATGATCCATTGCGAGGACCACGACGGCCGGCCTTCGACGATGTACAGGTTCTGCATCACCATCAGCGGATCGGCACCCATGCGCTGCGCCATGTTGAGCGCGACCACCGCGTTGGCGAGCGCATTCGGGTTTTCGCGCGACTCTGTGACGTTGCCGTAGCGGTCGGTTTTTTCGATCGTCTTGCGGTAAGCGGCGGGCACGAGCGTGGACGACGCGAGCAGGTTTGCCGCGCGCTGCATGAGTTCGAACGACTGCAGTGAACCGAAACCAGGCGCGACGGCCGGCATGTTGGCTTCGCGCGGTAGCGGCGAGCGGACGGATTCGAGGGTGGTGGGTGTAGGTGCGGTCATGGAGGCCTCGTGTGTCAGTCGTGGAAGGTGCAGACGCCATAGCGCGGGCAGTACTTCGGCGCGCACAGCAGGGATTTCGGGTTGGGGTAGAAGCGGCCGGACTTGAACATGTCGGCGGCGAATTCGATGAGGCCGGGCGCGGACTCGGTGCCGATCATCACGCGCTTCGCGTTCTTGATCGGGGCGGTGCCGATCTCGAGCGTGCCCTTCGTCTTGAGCCCGATGATTTCGGCGCTGTCACCGATGGTGTCGCCCGTCGAGTGCTCGTAGAGCAGCTCATACGTGCCGACCTGCGGGCCGTGCCCCTTCGTGACTGCTGCTCCTTTCTGGACGGCGGACGAACCGCTTTTCAGGTCCGCGATGCCGACGCCGAGCGCCGACCGGCGCACGCGCGCGCGGTCCATCGTGCCGGTCAGCCGAACGATGACTCCGCCGCCGCAGTCGATATCCAGCGGCTTCGTTTCCATCTCGACCGCGACGAACGTGTAGTGCGGCGAGATTTCGAGGCAGTACTTCGTGAGCAGGGTCAGGCCGACGCGCTCGGCCTCGGTAATCGACAGGTCGTCGGTGGCCGGGTCGTACTCGTTTTCGGGGGCGTGAAGCTTGTCGACGAACGCGCCAGCCGCGTCGTCGGCGGTCAGGCCGCTGCCGTCGATGCGGCTCTGGTCGAACACGGCCGAGCCCGCGTGAATCGCGGTGCCGAGCGCGGCGCGCAGACCAACGACGTTCTTCATGCCGAGCAGATGGATACCTTCCCACCGGTACGAGCAATCGAACAGGGCGCCCCAGCTGGAGGCGCGAACGGAATAGATGGATGGCTTCATGTAGGAATCCGAAGTAGGTGAAATGTGGACCGGGCGACGCGACCGGGTTGGGTTACTGCAGGCGCGCCTGTCCGATCAGATGTGCGCCGTAGAAAATGAAGCCGGTAGGCACCGCGTAGAACAGCATCCAGAACGCAGCCGCGAGCGTGCGGCGGATGCGCGGCACCCGCGGCGTCGCGGCGAGCAGCAGGGCGTTATCGGGAGCCGGACGCAGCAGGAGCAGGCGGGTAGTGATCACGCGCCACCCCGAATTTCCAGCCCGAAGCGCTCGGTGCGGGCCGCGTCGGCTTCGTCGCTCGCGTCCATGTAGGCGTACAGCGCGAGCACGAACGCGACGCACAGGAAGAACGGACCGATGAAGCTGGCCCGCCGGCCGGCGGCGGTGCGGAGGTTCATCCGGCACACGCTGACCGCGGCGAGGATCCACGCGATGCAGACAATGGTGAGGTTGATGGTCATTGGTCGTTGTCTCGGCGGTCAGCGTGCCGGTCGTGGCGCTTCAAGATTGAGAAAACGGCGGCGAGGAACGCGGCGAGGCCGCACCACGCGCCGAGCGCGATCGGGATGGTTTTCATGCGTCACCTCGCGCGGCGGCGTCGCGCCGTGCGTCGTCGTCGAGGCGCTGAACGTCAGCCTCGGCGGCCGCGCGCGCGAGCGCGGCGACAGATTCACGGTATTTCGCGCCGATGACGCTGTGGAAGGTCGCCGGCCCGGCCCGGAACGCTGCGAGCACTTCGACCGCTTCGGCATCCGTGATCGCTCCGAGGGCATCTACGAACTCGACTGGGTCCGGCACCTGGGTCTTGCGCTGCTCAATCGAGCTGGCGATCGAGTCGACGAGCTCGGCGCGGGCTTCGGCGTTGTCGAGATCCTGCGCGACGCGCGCCAGGTCGCGCTCGATGAATGCGTCGTACGCCGCGCTCGTGATAGCAACCGGTAACGTGTTCAGCATGTCGGTGCCTTCCGAATTACGCGTGCAGCGTGTCGGGCACGTCGACGTAGACGAACGTGCCGCACTCCGCGTCGGCCTCGACCGTCGTGTTGGCCATCGAGGCGAAGAAGCGCGCGACGCGCGCGCCGGCGGCCGGGTCGTACTCGTCGAATGAGAAGGTGAAGGCGCGGGCGCCGCGGATCGTGAGCGCGAGCGGCCGGCCGGCAATGACATTGAGCTGCGCTTCAAGGTGAGCGAGCTGGGTTGCTGCGGTGCTGGTCGTGGTCATTTTCGTCCATCGAAAAGGTGGCGATGGACGACAGGTTAGTAATAACTAAACTTACAGTCAAGTAAAAACTTTACGCTAGGCAGCGTTTGCTTAACTGCTCAGGCGTGGGTCGGTGCGGATGAAGTGCGCGAGAATTTCGGATAGTGCATAGCGTGTAAGCGCGTCGTCCTCAAGGTAGTTTCCGATTCGGCTCAAACGGTGGTAGCCATCGTCGTAATCGATGATGATTCTGCCGCGCTTCTTCCGCAGTGGTTGCGATTGCTTCGGCGGAGCACGTTGCGGCCCATAGACGCCGCGTGCCGCAAGAAATTCGGCCATGGAAAGAACGTCGCCCATTTGAATGTTGAGACAGTCACAACGCCCGCAAATGGGACGAGTACTAACAAGAGCTATTTTGTGATAAATAAAAACTATTGAAATGGCGAGAAAATAGCCGCTTCCGCGGCTACCGTTGTTACGCGGCGCGACTCGATCCTTTCCGCGGGGGAGGCGGGATCACAACCTCACTGCTACTTGCGCCTGAAGTAGGTGACTCGATGTGAAGTAGGACTTCGAGTGCGCTTGCAATCCGCTCGATTTCCGCCGGCGAGCGGTCGGCAACGGCGCGTACCAATCGGCCGATCGCCAACTCCATCTCTGAAGTGGCATCGATTCCTTCGGTCCGATTTTCCTCTGGAACCTTGGCGTCGGGCGCACGAGACTGCGCTAGAGCGTCTCGTCCGTCGAGTAGCCCTGTCGGCATGCCGTAGTCACGCTCGATCCGTCGGGCAGCGCGCTCGCCAAAGGACGCCGTGCCATTCATCAACTGCGAGAAATAGCTCTTCTCACGCGCGGGCACGCCGTGCTTTTGAGCCCATTCCTTGAGCTTGGTTCGACGGATTTCCTGGATGTCCATTCTGAAAGTTTAGCCATTTCTAAACAAGCATTCACTTGACCGTTGGTTTAGTGACAACTAAACTCCGGGGGCATGAACCTGAAAACTTACATTTCCACCGCTCCACGCGGGACGGCTAAGCGGCTGGCCGACGCCCTCGGCGTGTCGCCGTCGTACCTCTCGCAAATGGCGAGCGGCGCCTCGTCCATCAATCCGCGTCGCTGTAGGCAGATCGAGGACGCGACTGCGGGGAATGTCACCCGTCGCGAACTGCGACCTAACGACTGGCACGAGATCTGGCCCGACCTCGCGGACGTCGTCGAGGCGCCGGCGAAGGAGGTGGCGTGAGCAAGCGTCTCTACATTCAGTTCCTTCGGTGGTTGCTGGACCGTGCCGTCCGCTCGTCCGATACACCGGTCGAGAGCTACTTCGTCACGACGGCCGGGCGGGCTTATCCGCTTGCTGCGGAGGCGTCGCTCACCGGGTACGCGGTAACGGCAATCGTTCTCACACGACGCGAACACATACAGCACGTTGAAAAGCTCAGCCGCCGGATGCTGCCCGAGCCAAAAGCGTCAGCGCTTCATCGCGATCTCCGAGACGTTGCGCGTAGATATCGAATGCATCCGCCTCAGGCGAATGCACGACTGTGACGACTTTCCAGATGACGGCCGTGTCTGCTTCGGTCAGTGAAATCCATTCACCGATGCGTGGCAGGGCGATTAGATCGAACTCACCCGCTGCGCCTGCGGCAATGTCGTTTAGAAAGATTTTGTGTGTTGTTTCCATATGCATCCCATTGAGGAGTTTTAAGGAAGTGATGAGCTTTAGATTTTCTCATGTAAGCGGGTGCACCCCTTTTTATGCCTTGGCGAAGGAGGTGGCCTGATGCGGGCACCCGCGCGGCGGCGCGTACTCGCATCGATTGTCCTGAGCTTGGTCTGGATCACGGCGATCCTGATCGTCGGGAGCGTCGCGCTCGGCTTCGTCACGTTCCGCATGTACGACCGCCAGCCGACGACGCTCGAAGTGATCTTCGGCGTTGCGCTGTTCTATCTCGCGGTGTTCCGCAACTCACCGTTCGAGCGCTTGCTTGATGAGCGAGTCGATCTTGAACGTGAGGAACCAGAACGCCATGACGAGCGACGACACCGCGGCGACGTCCGAAACAGTCGCCGGCGTGTTCCAGTCCCATCCTCGCAGCAGGACAGCGATATCCGTGATGAGTAGCAGGAAGCCGATTGTTATGTGCGCGCGCAGGTCGCTTGCGAACAGGTGCTTGATTGCGCGCAGCACAGTCGATTCGGCGCTGCGCAGCAATCGGAACAGATACGTACCGGCGACCGTCGCGAGCGCGCTGACGATGATCGTTGTTACTGCTTCCGGATGCTCGCTCACCCACGCCTGTATTCCGTCCACAGGAACCTCCTTTCATGAAGCGGGTTGTTTTCGATGGCTTGGCAGCCGGAATCGATTCTTTCATGGTTGGAGGTTCCTCTTTCTCAATAAAGCGCGGCCGCGCCGCGCACGTCTCATGCAGCAGGTACAGCCATGTCCACACGCGCTGAATATCGCCCCGAGGTGATAACTCGTCTGCGGCCCCGCACACACGACGCCATGCACAAGTCCGAGTTTGCGGACGTCGTCGAGGTGCCGGTGAAGGAGGTGGCCTGATGCGTCTACCGCCTCGGCAAACCCGCCGCAAGCCGCGCCCATCCTTCGGCCTGGCGTCGCGCAACGTCGTCGCACAGGACATTCGCATTGCACGTCGGGCAGTGAAGGCCGCCCTTGCCGCCTGCGAGTTGCAGAACGCTCTTCTTCCCCGCGTCCATGCAGGGCTGACAACAGTAATGCTGCGGTTCCACGGTGGCCTCGACGTCCTTCAGCGCGTATGCAAACGAATGAGGTGCGATCGCGACCAGCGTATAGCGCTCTCGCTCCTGAGCTTTCGCCTTAAGGGTGTCATTTTCTCGCTCAAGCTCAGCAATGCGCTTGTCAAGCGCGCGTGCATCCTGCGCGAGCTTGAGAGCATCCTGCGCCGTCTGCAGGGCAGCGACATGAGCATCGCGGAGCTTGACTGTCATGTCGTCAATCGCCTCTTCCGCTACGCGCTGGTCATGGGAGGCAACAGCTCGCTTGACAAGTTCAAGGCTGAGATTTGCGCCGTTCAATGCAGCAACCAAAGTCGTGATCACGAGGGTTCCTCCAAATCGGAAGTGAACGTGGTTGGTGTGAGAGATGCCGCTTCTACTGGCGAGAGCCGGAACAGTCGCCCAATCAAAAAGGAGCCCGTCTAATGCGCCGCTCAATCATTCGCTGCCTTGGCCTCGTCGCGTCGATCGGCGCGTTGCCGGCGTTCGGCCTCGTACTCGATCCCATCTGCGTTTACTTCGCGGGCCGCGTGTCGACGACGAGCGAGGCGCTCATCGTCGGGTTTCTCGTTGGCCAGGTGCTCAACCTCACGTTGATGTCGGTGATGGACGTCGCGTCGAACCCGTCGAAGGAGATCGCGTGATGGGCCGCATTGCCACTCGTATTCGTGCCGCGTACGGCCGCGCACTCGCACGGCTATTGCAGCCGGCGCTCGACGTCCATGCGGCGCAGCGCGCGGCGGTCCGTGCGGAGATCAAACGCGGCGCGCGGCTTCCTGAGCACTGCATCGACGTGTCCGCGCAGGCGCCCGCGTTCCGGCGCGCGAATGAAATCCACCCTGGTCCGGCGCGTGCCGGTTTTGCCGTCACCAGTGACCTGCAGGTCCTTCCGTTGTCGGCGTCGATGGCTGGTCGTCGCGTCGTGGCAGTTGTGCTGTTTGGCCGAGAAGAGCTCGAGCAGGCCTCGTCCGTTATTCGGACGCGGATTGCTCCGAACAGAGCCGATCCAGCATTGCGTGGTTGTCTCCAAGACGCCGTACGTAAATGTCGGGACAGTCGCCAGTCACGGGGTGAACGACCTTGACGACTTCGAACATGGTCGCTGCATTGGGCTTTTCTGGAAACTCGATCCATTCGCCGCTTTGCGGGGGAATAACGAAGCTGCATTCGCCGATGGACGAGCCGGTTTTGACATCGATAACAAGCATTTCGTAGGTGCCGTGCATGCGTGCTCCTTTCGTGGAGGGTTGTTGAAGTGGAGAGCAACAAGTCTCCCACGTCAGCGAGCACGCCTATCTCGTTAAGGCCGCCTCGGGCGGTGGTGTTTTTGGTGTCCATGCATCTAGCGTATTCGATGCTGGGTTCATGGGCATTCCTTAGTTTTTGAATGGATGGTGAATGGCAATGAACCAGCCGATTTTGATGATGCGGCGCGCCAGTATTGAGGCGGCGATCCGAGCCGCGATCAGCGACCCGAAGAAAAAGCAACGCCTGTTGGAGGCGACGGGGTGGGACGAATCCATGCCGTCGAAGCTCGTGCAGGAGAAGCCAGCCGGCATTACGCTCGACAAGCTCGACGCGCTGTTGGCGGCGCTCGACCATGTCGTCGTGACGCGCGACTACCTCGATGCGATGTGCACGATGGGGAAGGTCGGTATGTTCTGCGAATGCGCGCGCGCCGGCGGCGGCGAATGTGGCGCGGGGCGTTGACATGCGGAACCTGTTTGAGCGCGCGGCGCTTTGCTCCGGATGGCGCGCGGCGCGCGCCGGTATTCCGTCCCACGAAAAACCACTCGGGCGCTGCGCTCTCGCGCACTTCACGCGGCAGTGGGGACGTGGCTCGCCTGTGGCAAACGAGAGGGTGTGTGTCGATCATGAATAGGAGCGCTATTGCGTCATTCGGATACGACCGCCTGGCACACCGGGCACGCCCACGTACCAGGAATGTGCACGCGACCGGTATTACCTCCCGCCTTGTATCGAAGCACCACCTTTCGGTTTTCCGGTCCGTCGAAGCAGGGCTGGCAGATGAAGTGACGTGGCTCACCATTGACCGTGATTCCAACCGCTTCTTCCTTCAGGGCATAGGCAAAGCGACCTGTACCTACAGCGTGCAATATGTATTTGTCGCGCTCGGTACGTGCCCGCTCGATATCTGCAATCTTAGATTTCGCAGTGCGGAGTTCTTCCTTCAAAGCGTCAATTTCGTCGCGCGCATCGGATTGTTTTTCTTGCAGCGAAAGGGCGGCGTTCTGAACATCGATGATCCGGTCGTTGATCGATTGCTGCATCTCTGCGAGCTTCATTTCATCGCGCGCAGCCACTGCCGCTTTCGCCAAGTCAATGGCGCTTTTCAGACCCGCGATTGCCGCGGTTACAGTCATGATCGGCATTGGGTTCCCCATCCGGTTGTCGGCCGCGCATGGCGGCGGCTGAGCGATCTTAGCTCATCGACTACGCCTATCGAATTGCGGTCGGGGGTCGTATGAACGAAGCGCGAAGCGCAAGCTTTCAATCATCTCCTCTTGGTGAGCTGCCCGATCTCGTGTTTGCACACGTCTGCAGTGGAGGACACGAGCTCGTTGATTGTAACGAGAGTCTTGTTTATTTCGTTAAGCTGGCTAATCTGGGGGATAGGGCCGCCGGCGTAGATCGCGTTATCCAGCGAACGACCCACCTCGATCAGCAGAACCCGGGAACGCATGATATTTGCGGCGCAATGGTTCGGAATGGACGCGATTTTTTCAATCTCGACCGGATCAATCGCGTCTACACAGTGCCGAAGAGTGGTCTGCAAAAGATCCATCATTTTTACCCGTTCGCTCCAGCCCTTATCCAGGTCAACGGTCCCCTTTCTTTCCGGGCGCTCGCTGTATGTGATTCCCACCTCGATTGCGCGCGTCACTTTCAATTGACCATTTTCGATCGCTTTTGCGATCTGCCTAAGCTTGGGTTCGATCCCAATCGCAGCCAAACGTGCACGCGCGAGTTCAGTTGCGGCGGCTCGACGTTGTGCAGCAATGGCGATTCCAAGCGCAACGGCAGCGGCCAAAAATGTGCTGACGGCGGTTGCTGCGTTCCAGAACAGAGTTGCGTCCATGCTATCTCCACGGCGAATTGGGGGAGGATCGTAGCATGACCGAAGCGACACCCCTCACACCGGCCGACTGCGACCTGCGGGACTTCGGATTCATGCCGGTCGATGTGCAGCGGCTCCTCAAGTCCGATACGTGGATCCTCGGCAGCGCCGACGAGCGCGCGGCCGCGATCTCGCTGTGGCTCAACAGTTGGCATCAGGTGCCAGCCGCGAGCTTGCCCGACAACGAGCGCGTGCTCGAACACCTGGCCGGCGCGAAGAGCTGGAAGAAGGTCCGGGACCACGTGCTGCGCGGCTGGGTCAGGTGCGCCGACGGCCGGTGGTATCACCCCGTCGTCGCGGAGAAGGCACTCGAAGCGTGGATCGAGAAGCTGATGAGCAGCGTGTCGGGCTCGGTCGGCAACGCGAAGCGATGGGGCATCGAGATCGACACCGCGCCGACCGTGACACGCATTCTCGAGGCTGTCGAACTGCTGCGCTCGATCGCACCGCAATCCAAGACGCTGCGTAAGAAGCCTGTCGTGATGATCCTCAAGCGATCGGGGGGCGATCAGAAAAAGGTCGACCCCCGACCCGGAAATGGATCGCCCCCCGATGCTGATGACGTCGCCTCCCGGCATCCTGGAGCATCGCCTCCCGACTCGGGTGGCGATTCGCCCCCCGATCGCAATAGACAGGGACAGGGACAGGGATATGTAAACCCATACGGCGGCGGCACAGCACAGGGCAGTAGTAGCGATCACGCGCCGAGCGAACTTTCGCCTGCCGCCGCCGCTTTGCAGGAGGTGCTCGTCGTGCATGGAATCGATGCTCCGCCGGACGATTCGCGTGTCGCCGCGTGGGCGGCCGCCCGCGTGACGCCGGACATGCTCGCGACCGCGATTTCCGAAGCGCGCCAGCGGCGCGTGAAGGCGCGGTCGCTGCAGCCGGTGAACGTCGGCCTGCTCGACGCGATCATCGGCGACGAGCTCGCTGCCCGATCCGCATCGTCGGCAACTGCCGGCATGTCGGCGGGGGACTGGTGGCGCTCGTGGTCCGGGATCGTCGCGAAGGGGGCCGAGTTCGGGCTGAAGCAGGGCGACGGTGAGCCCGACATGGATTTTCGGGTTCGCGTGTATCGCGCCGCTGGCGATGGTCCGTGGTGGGACGAGCTCAACCGCGCGTTTCGCAACACCGCCGGCCCAGTCGCGGCCGGCGCGATTTTGGAGAACGGCCGATGAGCCACGAGCAGCAATCCCTGATCGCGGCGTCGCCGGTCGTGCGCCGCGTCGAATTCACGGTGCCTGGCAAGCCTGTCGCGAAGGGCCGACCGCGATTCGCGCGCCAAGGAGCGCACGTTCGCACGTTCACGCCCGAGGCAACCGAGCGCTACGAGAACCTCGTGAAGATCGCTGCTGGCGCGGCGATGCGCGGCTCGGCGCCGTACGAGGGGCCGGTGCGTATGGTCGTGCACATCGACCTGGCGATCCCGACGAGCTGGTCGGCGAAGCGCCAGGCCGCCGCCGCGGCCGGGCTGATCGGCGCGACGAAGAAGCCGGACGCGTCGAATGTGCTGAAAGCCGTTGAGGACGGGATGAACGGCGTGGTGTACGTCGACGACGGGCAGGTCGTCGACCAGTGGGTTTCGAAGCGCTATGCGCGTGCTCCGGGCGTGCGCGTCGAAGTGGTCGAGCTGAATTTGCAGAAGGCATGAGAGGGAAACGATGAGCGATCTGGAGCAGTTGATGATGATCCGTGGGGCGGTGGCGATGATGCCGCCGGACGAAGCTGCGAAGGTGGAGGCGGCGCTGGCCGAGCTACGTGAGGTGCTCGCGAAACACGGCGAACACGGCATGTTCGCGCTGGCGCTCGCCGGCGCCGAACTGGCGGCGAAGGGGGCGTGACCATGTCTGACGTCCAGTTCAAGAGTGCGTTCGACGCGGTGCGCTTCGCGTTGTGCTACTCGCTGCAGCAGTACGGCGAGACGATGATGGCGAAGCGCCTGCGTGGCGAGAGCGTGGGCAGCGGCATGGGCCTTGTGGGGCTCGACGGCGCGGGGCAGGCGGGCCAGATCCGCCGCATGCTCTGGGATCTGCCGGAGTTGCATCTGTCGGTCGTCGTCGCGCGCGCGGCACCGCGCGATCTGCCGTGCTCATGCGGCGCGGCATGCTGCAGCGGCCGGACGCCGAACCTCGAATGGCAGGCGGCGATCGGGTGGCTGACCGAGGCCTCGGCGGCGTATGTGTCGGGCTTCTCGCATTACCGTGTGCGGCGCGCGATCATCGAGCGACTGTTCGGGGTGAAGTGCGACTTGGTCGACATCGCGCACGACTGCGACGCGCACGTGAATACGGTCAGCAGGCAAAACGCGGCCGTGCGGCGCTGGCTGGACGGCGACCGGAAGACCGGGGAGCAGGGCGTGATTCAGGTTGCATGGGCGGCTATCGAGCGACGCTTCTCCGCTCTGGGATTGCTGCGGGAGACCGAGATTCAGTAGCGGTGGGTTCGGTCGTTGTGTGCAATCGCAATGACCGAGCCAATGAATTGACTTGCCACATCGGGCTGCCTATAACAAATCAACGTCCCAAACAAGAATCCATCTGGTAGGTCTATCCAATCATCTTGCTTTCTCCGGAACGTCCCGCTGTCGACGGATACGGCAGGACGGTGCCGTTCTGTTGTCTGTTTATTCCGTCAGGAGAGTGCAAGATGAAGATGACTTTCGAGAATTTCGGACGGGCCCTCATCGTCCGTTTCGAGGACGCAGCGGGTCCACTCAAGATGGTGATCGGTGGCAACGAGGGGATAACCATTTTCGTCGACGCGTCAGGCAATATTATTGTCAATCCGCCCGAGGGTCCTGGTGACGGCTATCAACAGGTGATGGAGCTCATGCGAATTGCCAAGAGCGCTTTACCGACGGCCGGCCCCAGTCCATACGTGTCAACTTGTGAGGCACTTTATGCCAGGATCGCGGCGACCGAAAATGAAATCGCGCAACTCGAGTCATACGGTCTGGATCCTAAGGGCTTGAAAACGGAACTGTTGGGTCTTATGAGGGCTGCGAATAGCGGGCGCTGCTTGCATACGCCTTTGGAGGCAAATCCCGAGGATTGACATTGTGTGAATCACACACAATAATCGCACCTATTCGATACACGTCATACGTGCGACCAAAGCCCGCTGAGCGAAAGCCAGCGGGCTTTTTCGTTGGCGCTGTTGGTTGCGCAGTTTGCTGTTGTGACCGTTTTTTTCATCTATAAAAAAGGTCCAACCTTGCAAATTTCCTGCCGTTCGGTCGACAGCCTCATCCCCTATGCACGCAACGCGCGCACCCACTCCGAAACGCAGATTGCACAGATCGCCGCCAGCATCGAAGAGTTCGGCATGGTCGGCGCGATCGTCGTGCGCGACGGCGTAATCGCCAAAGGTCACGGCACGCTCGCCTCGATCCGCATGCTGTACGGCGCCAGCAAGCGCCTGTACCCGCCGCCCGGCCGCTCGCGTGGCGCAGAGCCGTTTCCTGATGGCGAGGTGCCGGTGATCGATGCGTCCGGGTGGACCGATGCGCAGTTCCGCGCGTTCGTCATCGCAGACAATCAGCTCGCGCTGCTCGCCGGGTGGGATGACGAGCTGCTGCAGCTCGAAGTGACCGAGCTACGCGACGACGGTTTCGACGTGGACCTGCTTGGCTTCGAGGCGGTCGAGCTCGACATGCTGCTCGGCGGCGGCGCTGCGGGCACGACGCAGGCCGAGGCGCGCGAGTCGCTGGCCGATCGCTTCCTGATCCCGCCGTTCTCGGTGTTCAACGCGCGCGAGGGCTGGTGGCAGGACCGAAAGCGGTCGTGGATCGCGCTGGGCCTCGAATCCGAAACCGGCCGGGACGGCAATCTGACTTTCGCGGACTCGTCGCAGCCGCCCGCCGTGTACGCGGCGAAAAACGCGTATGCGGCCGCGGTAGGGCGCGACGTGACGTGGCCCGAGTTCTACGCGGCGAATCCGGAGGCGCGCGTGCAGGGATCGACAAGCATCTTCGACCCCGTGCTGTGCGAGATCGTCTATCGATGGTTCTGCCCGCCGGCTGGCGTCGTCCTCGACCCATTCGCCGGCGGCTCGGTGCGCGGCGTTGTTGCCGCGATGCTCGGTCGCCAGTACGTCGGCTGCGATCTGCGCGCCGAGCAGGTCGGTGCGAACCGCGCGCAGTGGGAGGCGATCGGTCGTGATGATTGTCCGGCGCCGACCTGGCACGTCGGCGACAGCCGCGAGCTCGGGCGCCATGTCGGCTACGTCGATGCGGATCTCGTGTTCTCGTGCCCGCCGTACGCCGATCTGGAGGTGTACAGCGAGGATCCGTCTGACTTGTCGAACATGGACTATCCGGACTTCCTCGCCGGCTATCGAACCGTGATCGCTGCGGCGGCCGCGCGGCTACGCGACGACCGCTTTGCGTGTTTCGTCGTAGGGGAGGTTCGCGACACGAAGGGCATCTATCGCAATTTCGTGTCCGACACGATCGCAGCTTTTCGGGACGCAGGCCTGCGCTACTACAACGAGGCGATCCTTGTCACGCAGGCCGGCTCGCTGCCGATCCGCGTCGGGCGATCGTTTTCCGTGACGCGCAAGGTCGGCAAGACGCACCAGAACGTGTTGATCTTCGTGAAGGGTGATCCGCGCGCGGCCGCGGATGCATGCGGTGCCGTCGACGTGACGATGCCCGACACGGACGAGGCCGCGGTCTAGTCGCCGTACTTCAGGACGAGCGCGCGCTGGCCGGCCCGCTTCAGCGTCTCGACGTCCTTGCCGAGCTGCGCGAAGAAGCGCGGGTTTGTGTAGGCACCGTGCGCGTCGAGGATCGCCGCGCGTTCCGCGCCGAGCTGCGGGAAGCGCGCCGCGACGCGGATCGCTTCCTGCCAGTGGCCGGCGGCCATGTGTTCGCGAACGATCGAAATTTTCGTTTTCATGTCGGGTTCCTGAAGATTTGCTGCGACTCTACCCGCAGCGCACGTCGAAGCAAGCCCCTTCTGCTATGGCACGACCGAGTTTCAACGCGACAAACGAGCAGCGAAAGCTCGTCGAGCAGCTCGCGGCGTTTGGCATTCCGCAGGAGGACATGGTGATGCTCGTCCTCGACACGAACGGCAAGCCGATCTCGGTGCCGACGCTGCGCAAGCACTTCCGGCGCGAGCTGACCGAAGGGCTCGTGAAGGCGAACACGAAGGTCGCGCAGGCGCTGTTCAAGAAGGCCGCCGGCGGCAACGTGGCGAGCATGATTTTCTGGTTGAAGACCCGCGGCGGGTGGAAGGAATCCCCGCAGTCGGTCGAGCTGACCGGGCAGGATGGCGGCCCGGTCGTACAAAGGACGCACATCGTGGATGAACGGGAAGTCAAAGAGGCGCTCGAAAAACTCCAGCGCGAGTACTGAGCACGTCCACCCGGCGGTCGAGCGCGAGGTGGCGAAGCAGCTGTGCGAGACCGATCACCTGTTCTTCACGCGGTACTTTTTCAAGCATCGCCAGGGCATCAAGTTCATCGTCAACTGGCACCACGTTCTGATCGCAGACGTGATCCAGCGCGTGATCGATGGCGTGACGAAGAATGTGGTCATCAACGTCCCGCCGGGTTCGTCGAAGACCGAGATGGCGACGATCAACCTGATCGCGCGCGGGCTCGCGCGAAACCCGCGCGCGCGGTTCCTGCACATCTCGTATTCCGACGACCTGGCGCTGCTCAACAGCGAGACCGCTCAGGAGATCGTCTCGTCGGACGAATTTCAGGAACTGTGGCCGCTCCGGATCGCGCCCGACGCTAAGTCGAAGAAGCGCTGGAACGTGATGCTCAACGGGAAGAAGGCGGGCGGCGTCTACGCCGTGTCGCTCGGCGGGCAGATCACCGGCTTTCGCGCGGGGCACATGGTCGAGGGGTGGCAGGGCGCCATCATTATCGACGACCCGCTGAAGGTCGAGGACGCGTACAGCAAGACGTATCGCGAGAAGGCAAACCGGAAGCTGCTGTCGACGGTGAAGAGCCGGAAGGCGAACCCAGACACTCCGATCATCGTCATCATGCAGCGCCTGGCCGAGGAAGACCCGACCGGGTTTATCAAGGAAGGCAACCTGCCGGGCGAATGGGAGTTCATCGAGATCCCGGCGCTGATCACCGACGATTACGTCGCGGCGCTGCCGGAGCGCGTGCGCAAGCTCGTCGAAGTGGCGGAGAAGGACAAGGACGGCCGTTTCAGCTACTGGCCTTACAAGGAACCGCTGGCCGACCAGCTCGAAATGGAGCGTGTCGCGCCGTACGTGCACTCCGGGCAGTACATGCAGCGCCCGTCGCCGCTCGGCGGCGGGATCATCAAGAGTGCATGGTTCCCGCGGTACACGGTGCTGCCGCGCATCCTGTACCGAAAAATTTTCGTTGATACGGCGCAGAAAACGGCCGAGCGGAACGACTACTCGGTGTTCCAGTGCTGGGGCGCGGGTGACGACGGCCGCATCTACCTGCTCGACCAGATCCGCGACAAATGGAAGGCGCCCGAGCTGCGGCAAGCGGCGCTCGACTTCTGGGCGAAGCACAAACCGTATGACCACCGCATGAGCGGCCCGCTGCGCGAGATGGTGATCGAGGACAAGGCGAGCGGCACGGGTCTCATTCAGGACATCCAGAAGCACGGGAGCATCCCGGTGCGCCCGTTGCCGCGCGACACGGACAAGCTGCGCCGCGTGATGGACGTCAACAGCTACTGGGCCGCCGGCCTTGCGCTGATCCCGGCGGAGGCGCCGTGGGTGCTCGACTTCACGAACGAGCTGAACGCGTTCACGGCGGACGACACGCACGCGCACGACGACCAGATCGACCCGCTGGTAGATGCAACCACCGACATGCTGGCGAACGTCTCCGACTGGAGCGCATGGAACTGACGAATGTTCGAGAAATTGAAAACCGCATTGCGGCCGCGCAGCGCACGCGTCCGCACGGGCGACGCGCTGTCCAATCTGGTCGCCGGCATGATGACGTCGCGCGACAAACGCGCGCACAGCAAATTCCGTCGTGACGACATCATCGATCGCGAAGAGCTGGCGGCGATGTACCGCCACAACTGGCTCGCGCGGAAGATCGTCGACGCGCCGGCCGAGGACATGACGCGCGAGTGGCTGAAACTCGAGACGGGCGACGAGGCATCGAAGAAGAAGCTGGAGAAGGCCGAGAAGCGCTACGGCCTGATCGCCCGCGTGGGCGACAACCTGAAGTGGGGGCGCCTGTACGGTGGCTCCGCGCTGTATATCTCGATCGCCGGCGACGATCCGCTGCAACCGCTGCGCGTGGACAAGATCCGGAAGGGTTCGCTGCTCGGTTTCGTCGTGCTCGATCGCTGGCAGCTCGTGCCCGACGTGAACCTGATCCAGATCGATCTCACGCGGCCGGACTATTGGCGGCCGGCGCGCTACCGCGTCGCGAACACGAGTCAGGCCATCCACAGCAGCCGGTTGATTTTCGCTGACGGCGCGCTGCTGCCGTGGGACGAGCTGCGCCGCAACCAGTACTGGCACGACAGCGTGCTACAGGCGGTCTACGACGAGCTGCGCAACGACGAGACGGTCGCGGGCAGCACCGCGTCGATGATGTTCGAGGCCATCGTCAACGTGCTGCAGGTCGACGGCCTGCGCGACATGCTGGCGACGGACGACGGAACGGAGCGGGTGCGACGGCGTTTCGAGCTCGTCGCGCTGATGAAGTCGTTCATCGGCATGACGCTGCTCGACAAGAACGATACGTACGAACAGAAAACGATCTCATTTTCTGGGATCGACGGGGTCGGCGCGATGTTTCAGCAACGCGTCTCGGGTGCGTCCGACATCCCGGCGACGCGGCTGTTCGGCCAGGCGCCGAAAGGACTGAACGCGACCGGCGACAGCGATATCCGGAACTACTACGACGGCCTGAAGGCGCGGCAGGAGCAGGAGCTGCGACCGCAGGTCGAGACGATCTACGACGTCGTGTCGATGTCGGAGCTCGGCCGTCGGCTCGACGACCTCGTGATCGAGTTCAACCCGCTCTGGCAGCTGTCCGAGGCCGAGCAGGCTGCCGCCGAGAAGACGCGCGCGGAGACGGACAAGATTTACGCGGTCGATATCGGCCTGCCGATCGATCGCCAGATCATGACCCGTCTGCAGGCGAACGACACGTACCAGATCAGCGACGAGGACATTGACCTTGCCGCGCAACTCAACGAGCCGCTCGAGGACGACCCCGATGGAGATCAGCCTGGCGAATCTGGCGCGGGCGAACCGGGTTCGTCGACGGCGCCTGTCACGCGTCCGGCCGAGCCGGCCAAGCCGGCGAGCTGAGAGCTGGTATCGCACGCAGCTGCTCGCGATCGTCTCGGCATGCGGTGCCGCGGTGCGCGCTGATGTGCTGCCGGTCCTGCAGCGCAACGAGGCCGAGTACAGCTACACGGCTGACGACATGGCGAGCGCGTTCGTGCGCGCGCTGAATGAGGCGCTCGACGCGGCCGCCGCGCGAGTTGCGGCACAGGTTGCCGCGCGTGCGCGGCTGCTCGCGCAGCGCATGACCGAGATATGCGACGAGAGCGCGACCGAGGCGCTGCGCGCGTCGGTGAACGCGGCGATCGGCGTTGATATCCGCGCTGCACTGCAGATGCAGAACCTCGGGGGCGTGCTGGAGGCCGCCGCAGCGACGAACGTGCGGCTCATCAAGTCGGTGCCGCAGCAGTACTTCGAACGGATCGCGGCGCAGGTGCTGGTGTCGGTGCAGCAGGGCCAGCGCTACACCTCCATCGTCGAATCGATCCAGAGCGAGACGGGTGTGACCGCGCGGCGCGCGAAGCTGATCGCGCGCGACCAGACGTCGAAGCTGAATTCGTCGATCACGGAGGCGCGGCAGACCGCACTCGGGATCGAGGAATACGAGTGGCAGACGAGCGGCGACGAGCGCGTGCGCGACAGCCACGCAGAGAACGACGGGAAGGTGTTCCGGTGGGATTCGCCGCCGGCGGAGACAGGCCACCCGGGACATGACATCGGTTGCCGCTGCGTGGCGCTGCCGCGCTTCAGATTGGATGACGAGGAATGAGCAAACGCATACAGCACACGTTCGACGCAGCGCTGGGCGAACGTCGGCGCACGCCCGAGGGGTATCTCGTCGCGCCCGCCGTCATCGCCCGCACGGGCATCCAGATCTATCTCGCGCACGAGCTCGGCCTCGACGGCGATCCGATGCGCGAGGTGCGGATCTACCGGCCGCCCGAGGAAGTGTTTCACCCCGAGGCGATGGCGTCGTTCGACAACCAGCCGATCACGATCGACCACCCACCGGACGGTGTGACGGCCGACAACTGGCGTGAACTGTCCGTCGGCCTGATGCGCGGACCGCATCGTGCATCGAATCTGCTGAACGGCGAAGCGTGGGTCATGGATGCCGGCGCTATCGAGCAGGTCGAGACGAAAGTCCGCGAGGAACTGTCCGGCGGCTACACCGCGGTGTACGACTGGACGCCCGGCGTCACGCCGGAGGGCGAGCCGTACGAGGGCATCCAGCGCGACATTCGCGGCAACCACACGGCGCTCGTGCGCCGAGGTCGGTGCGGGCCGGTATGCCGCGTCGGCGATTCACAACCATCCAAACCAACAGGAGCAACAGCAATGCCGATTCAGATCACGATCGACGGCATCCCGTTCAGCCTCGACGAGGCTGCGGCGGCCGCCGTGAACAACCTGACCAAGAAGCTGGCCGACGCAACGGCCACGGTCAGCAGCCTGAACGTCCTGCTCGATCGCAAGATCAAGATCGGCGACAAGTCGATCGCGCTGCGCGACGCCGAGGAGCTCGAGGACGAAATCGAGGAGCTGGAAGACGAGCTCGAACAGGCGCAGAAGGACGCCATGACCCCGCAGCAGCGCGACGCGATGGTCGCGGACTGGGCCGAAATGCTCGAAGGCGGCAAGCGCATCGCGCCGACCGTCGACGCGAAGGGAAAGACGTGCGCGCAGTACCGCCGCGAGGTCATCAAGGCGCTGTACGGCGACCACAAGCCGGTCGTAGACGCGGTTCTCGGCGGCAAGACGCTCGACGCCGCTGACGACGCGACGCTGCGCCAGGCGTTCGGCGTGCTCGCCGCGACTGCGGGTGGCAAGACCACGGGCGACGCGAGCAGCATGCGCGACCCGGTGCTCGACTCGCTGAACCAGTTCACGAAGACGACCGACGCGGCGGGCGGCGGTGGCGGTGGCCAGAAGACGGCCGATGCGGCGCGTGGCAGCTTCATCGACCGCATGAACGGTCGCGCGTGATCCGATCAATCAATCAACCGGAGCAAACCACATGAACCGCATCAATCTGGGCGACTACGCGCCGGCGCAGTTCGAACGCGGCATTCCTGGCCTGATCGTCGACAACAACACGGCGACGATTCGCAACGGCACGAACCGCGGCACCGTGCCGATTGAGTTCGGCAGGGCCGTTTTCGATACCGATATCGAGGGCGAGTACGTGCTGCCCGGCGACGCGCGCGCGACGGTGTTCGCTGGCATCTCGATTCGTCACGTGACGTTCACGGCCAACCTCGAAGGGGAGGTGTTCTACAAGCCGGACGCGACGCTGCCCGCGCTGGAGTTCGGCCGCATCTGGGCCACATGCACGGACGGCTGCAACCCGCGTGACCCGGTGAAGTTCGCTGGCAACGGCACGCTCGCCGCGCGCGCCGGCACGCAGATCGCGGGCGCCGAGTGGGAAACGAAAACGGAGCCGGGGCAGGTCGGCATCGTCGCCATCAACCGCGTACCGGGCTTGAAGGCGCCGGTCGCAGCGCCCTAAAGGAAGGGGGAACAACGGAATGAACCGCAGAAAGATGATTTTGGACGGCCTGCGCCGTCTGCCGGCGCTGGCGATCGATTCGGAGCCGGGCCTCGCGTTTCTGACCTCGCAGCTCGAATACTACGAAACGCAGGTCTATGAGAAGAAGCGCGAGCCGCTCGACTACGAGGCGCTGATCCCGATCTCGACCGAGGCCGGCCAGCACGTGACGGCGATTACGTACCGAATGAAGGACTTCGCCGGCCGCGGCAAGCGCCATTCCGGCCAAGGCGGGGATATCCCTCGCGTCGATGTGTTCTACGGCGAGAAGTCCGTGCCGGTGGTCGGCAGCGCGATCGGCTACGCGTACACCTTCGCCGAACTGCGCACGGCGGCCGCGCTGCAGCAGTCGCTCGACGGCGATCGTCAGGAGACGGCGATGAAGGCCTGGCGCTCGCACATGAACGAGGTCGGCCTGTACGGCGAGGAAGAGCTCACGGGCCTGTTCAACTGCCCGGCCGTACCGCAATCGAGCGCGGGCGTGAACCTGCTGACGGCGACGCCGGCCGAAGCGCTGAAGTTCGTCAACGACCAGATAACGCAGGTCTGGACGACGACGAAGCGCAACAGTGTCGTCGATACCGTCGCGATGCCGGGCACGGTGCTGGCGCACCTGTCGAGCACGCCGCGCTCCGACAACTCCGACACGACGATCCTCGAGTACATCCGGCAGAACAACATCTCGAAGACGGAGCGCAACATCGAGATCACGTTCCGCGCGGCGGCGGATCTGGAAACGGCGGGCAAGGGCAAGACCAGCCGCATGATGTTCTACGAGAAGTCGCGCGAGAACATCGTGTTCCACATCCCGATGCCGCTCATGTTCCACACGCCGGAGCAACGTGGGCTGGAGATGCTGGTGAACGGCGAGTACCGCTACTCGGGCGTCGAATTCCGCTACCCGAAAACGGCGTTCTACGTCGACGACGTGATGGGCTAAGGGAGGCACCATGCTGGACATCAAGAACACGACGCGCGCCAGCTCGGTGATTCGCGGTGCCGGTCTCACAGTCGAGATTCCGCCCGGCGCGACGAGCCCGGTTCCGATCGAAGTGTGGGAGGCCTTCGCGCGCGGGCGGGCCGCGCGCGCGCAGATCGCGGACGGCGAACTGGTGATCGTCGACGCCGACGGTCCGCTGCTTCCGGCCGGCGCGCTGGCGGCGCTGGGCGATCCGGAGACGCCGGAGACGCCGGAGACGCCGGAGACGCCGGAGACGCCGGAGACGCCGGAGACG